TTTTCGATGACGATAACGTTCCAGTAACAGATTCTGTTTTCGATGACGATAACGTTCCAGTAACAGATTCTGTTTTCGATGATGATAACGTTCCAGTAACAGATTCTGTTTTCGATGATGATAACGTTCCAGTAACAGATTCTGTTTTCGATGACGATAACGTTCCAGTAACAGATTCTGTTTTCGATAATATATGCTTTTCAAACATTTTATTCGACTTCCTCAATAATCCTAATTTTTGCATTAGAAATAAACGTATCAACATCGCCGTTTTCGTGCGTTAACTGGATATCGTATACATAGTCTTGAGGCATAGATAATTTTTTTGTATCTTCTGGCTTAAGATGGAGGAGTAACGTGTCAGTCGGTATTTCTTTAATTAAAATAGGATACGTATCGGAATATTTTTTCTTCATTGCAAACCGTATAACATCACCGGTTAATGGAGTGTAATCGTACCCATCAGCATCCGTTATTTGGACAAAAACTTTTAGAGTGTCACCTCGTGTCATGGTAATGTCTGTTCCGTTAATATCAATCATAATTATCACCTTTTAGTCCAAAATATTGTAATGAGTTTTAAGATAATCAACTATCTCACGCATTTCATTGACATACTCTTCCATATTAGTGATTGCCGCATCAATCGCCGACTGCTGCGTTGGAGTAGGGATAGCATCTGTGTCAAATCCGGCAAGTACTTGAACGCGGGAAATTGCAGTATTAAACTCTTTTTCTACGGTCGTACCCGTCATTTGTCTTAGACAAAATGCAAATGTAACTGTACCGTCAGCTAAGAAAGCATTACGCCCGACAATCCAATGAAAAACTATTTTATCATCTTCGACGGTTTTATCTGTTACAAAATACAAATCACTCGTTCCTTCTGCGGCGATAAATTTTACACTGATTGCAAACGGAGAAAGGTCAAGCTCTTTGTAGTAACGCGGCATTTCTACCACGACGTCGTTGACATCCTTATCGTTGTAGACACCAAGAAGGAAGTTGCTAGGAAGCGTTACAGTACGTAAGTCGTTCTCGATTACGACAGGAGGATTCTCTGTTGCTGTAGAATTTGCAGCAAGTAAAAGTGCTTCTTCTAATGTATTAGCCATACTAGATTCCTCCTTTCTGTGTGATTGTTATTGTATTTGTCATGATCTGAACGTCGTCAGTTGCCCCAACAATCGAAACATTAAACTTGTGAAGCTTTGAAATTCGATCTGGAATCTTACAGGAGTTATTGATTAGTGGAATATACTCTTCAATTGATCCGCTTGCAAACTTCACGACTCTAAAAAGATTGTCCCACTCAGGACTAAACTCAAAAGTGACATCGTAGAAGTTTGATGAGCCAGCAACAAGTCGTGAAAAAAGAATAGAGGGCTTCTTAGACAGCTTCTGTCCATTTACAGTAAATGCTAATGTCTTCATGTCTACTCTCCTTCCTCTTCTACCTCTTCATCATGCTGCACTGTTAGGCGCCATTCGAGTTCACGCATCTCTTCTTTAAGCGCAGCACCTAACGAAGAGTTTGACGGTGGGTCGAATACCAATCGAACACGCAGAACAACATAGCTAAGACACATTCTAAATCTTGAACCGTCGATGAAATCCGACCATTTCGAAGTTTCATCAGAAATATAAAAAGGCGTGTCTGTTCCAACGCCCAACTGGTAAAGTGTTTCGAAAGCAGAGTTAATATGGATGATCAAATCCTGATCAAATGCGTCACCGTTGACGTCTCCGCCAATTAATTTTCGAACAGTTAATAAAATGCTATCATTAATTGAATCCTGTGCCATAAGTCACCTCTTCCAAGGGCATGTGTCGTTAGGTGATCGCTCTACTACTTCTCCAATTAGTAAATTTCCATCACCATAGTGTATTGCTTTATGTGTCAAATCGCATGTGCAAATCAAGTTCTCGAGATCAAACAACTTATTGGATCGATTGTTTACATCCTCTAACGTTATAGGGTTGATGTGATGTATAATTACTCTTCCGACTTTCTTTCCGTTTGGAAGTTGGACAATAATAGGCCGATCAAGAGATGCAAGATCGCAACCCTGATCTCTGATGATCACACTACGCCTAATCTTTTTCCATTCTTCACTTCTATAGAAAACCTGATTCAAATATCTCGAAAAGCCAAACGTAGATTCACCGACAGTTCCACCGATTTGTAAGTATTTGAATCGTTCTTCAAACGTCGGCAGTGTAATGAGTTCACTGTAACTCTTCATCTTCGTCATCCTCATCGCTGTTACGACCGCTGTATATCCTATACATGTTCATAGCCTCCGTAATCAGTTCTTCGGTGTGTTTCGCTGATCGAACAGACTCAGCTTTTGCAGTAATAAGCTCCGTTTCTCGTCTAGTCTTCTCTAATTCGAGCTGTTGTTTCTGTGTTGCTAGTTTTAGGAAGTGAACATACTCGGCAGCGGTTGCTGTACCGTTGAGCATACGCTCTTCTACCTTATCAACAGCCAAAGCAATCAGTTCCTGTTCCCTTTCTTCGGGAGTTAACCCCGGTGGTCGCCTTCTTCGAACCGACTTTTTATTACCTTTCATTTATCCTCTAACCTCTTTTCCTCTGCATTTAGAAGGGTTTGTGTACGATTTGAAACCCTTTATGGTGACATAGAGCATAGTTTATGATTGAGATCAAGTGCGTTTGTATCAAGTGTCCTAATGGCAAGAGGTAAAACAGAAAGATAAAACCGGTGGTTTGACAACGAAAGGAGATAAAATTGTCATGTGCTCTATGCCACCATAAAGAATTTCAAATGAAAACCCCCAGAGGCTATAGAAGGCCAAAACCAAATATAACCCCCGGGGAAAATATAGAGACCCGCGCGATGTAGAGGGGGGTTATATTATATTTACCCCTCCCCCCGTGTCTGTTATATCCTGGTGTCTATATTTTATTTACCACTATTAGTCTGTTTCTTCTAAATTTTCTTTAGTAACTATATTTTCTTCGACATCTTTTGTCACTTTTCGATAGATTCCAAGAATATTTAGTTTGCAAATCTCATCAATTGCTTCTTCAATCTCTAAGTTTTGATCAAGTTCGCTTTGTTCAGTTGAAGTGTTTGCAATTCTTGCTAAGTATTCGCAAGTGTAATAGCCTTGCTGACGATCAAACGACAACCATTGATCCCATTGTGTGAAAGGATCATAAGGATTGTCAATTGTTGTGAGCATACTAATCTTTGTCATACAATAATCACCTTATTTTCCTTTCAAGATGTCGCTAACAGTAGACGTAGAAACGCCTAATCTATCAGCCATTTCACTAAGGCTATATCCTCTATTGTTCATATCCTTAACAATGCTTATCTGAGCACTAGAAATAGAACGTTCCTGTCTAGGGGTCGCATATTTTCTAACTAAATCTATATCTGTGTTGCTTAAAATAGTAGATAAATATGACGGGGATACAGCGTTGGCCTGAATAGCTTCCCATTCTTTAGGGGTTATTTTTACCATCTTGCTTTTTTTATCGGCCCCTACTCTATATCTTGCTGCTTTTATACTCTGGTTAGTTAATTTTTTCAGAGCATCTTTATCCTTTTTTATTTCTGGATTAGCACGTTTTCTCATAGAAACAACTTCGTTCGCTAATAATAACGCCTGTCTTTCGAGGGGTCTATTTTTCTGGGCTTCATTTAATTTAGCAGCAAGAGAGGCCACCTCTTCAGAATATGCTTCACGAGCAGAAGCAGATCTCTTGGGGTTCTTTGTAGAAATAGATTCCTTACGAGCATCATTTGCAAGGGCCTTCATACGATTTGCATAAAGAGCATATATACCTTCCATTTTTGTACCTGATGAAAGAGCATTTGCATCCTTGTAATATTCCATCTCTGTGATGGTCTGCATATTTTTTGCTTCGCCCTTGTTGATCCACTCACCAGTCTTCTTGTCTTTCTTCCAAACAGTATGGTAGCCATTGGTTTCTACATATTGTTTCTCACCTGTTTCAGGATCTGGTTTCCACAATTCCTTACGTTCAGGGATTCTTATTTCTCTTTTAGCTCGTGAAATAAGAGTAGATGCACCATGCTCCTGATACTTAGCTTTAAGCTCATCAATTCTGTTGTCACTTTCAGACAATCTATAATTCAGTTTGTGCTTCTCTGAGTCGATAACAACCATTGAATGTTTAACTGCTCTAGCAAGCTCATCCTGTGAAGCACCTTTAAGTGTCATGTCAGTAATAAGGTTTGAGATCTTGCCCATTTCAATCTGCTTAGCACTAGAAGAAATGACTTTCATACCTTCGTAGCCTTTATACATTTCTTTAGGATCAAAGTTCTCTAATGCTTTGAGAGCAGGACTAGTTTTAATATTCTGTCCCTTTGTTGGAATACAAATTACTGTATCACCATCAAAATCGGCTCCCGATAGACGTTCCGCAACCTTAGCATTTATACCAACAGCATCTGATGCATTACCAATAACACTCTTTCCCTGCTTATTGTTATTGTTAACAATAAGACGAGGAATTTCGAAAGTGCCACCATGAGGGTGTCTAATAAGAACGACTTCTTCACCATTGTTATAGTTTGGTGCATAAACTTCATTGTCTTTTAAAGAAGTGATAGGAATAATAACTCCTGTAGTCTGTCTTGGTAAAGCAGCAGCCTTCAGATTAACAGAATCGGAATCACACTGATCTGCGAACTTGTCTAAGAAATATTTCTTAACAACAGGGTTGGTTAAAGAGCATATTTCGTCAAATTCTTCTTTTTTCTGTGCATACGTTAAATTTAGCTGTTTTTTAGCTAAGTCGTATGGCTGCTTAGAAAGAAACTGAGATGATAGTGTTTTAGACCATTCATCCCAGTCGCCCTGTTCATTGACAATATTTAAAGCTGAAAGATGTGTTTTTCCATCTTTGCCTTCATAGTGTCTCTGAACCATTTTTAAATTTTCTTCGGTTTTTATAGATGCACCAAATGGGTTTTCCCAGTCAATCTCACCAGTGTCAACTTTATTGACCTTTATTGTTTTCATGGGTTTCAGAACGTCCATTTTATCGGTGCCTACGTGTTTGTTGGTGTTGAAAATAACGTCTACGCCAGGAGGCATGTCTTTACCATCACTATAGATGGCCATACCTTTAAGATAGTGTGTTCCATCAACAGCAATTCGAACCTGTGAATATGCGGCATTACCCATATTTAAATCTTCGACACCACGACGGATCTCAATAACACCATCTTTTTCTTTTCCACCTTCTTCTGCATATCTGATACTAACTCGATCAGAACTAATGCTTTCAGGTTTTTCGAGATTTAAGAAGGAACGGCCACCATTTTCTGTATAATCAGTAACTAGCCTGATATCTCCTCTATGAGCATACACTTCTTTATTTGTTGTGCCTGCTGGTGTGAGAACCATAAGCGATGTTTCATTTTTGCCATCGCCCTGAGGCACTGAAGTGTAATGAACCTCATATCCTTCATTTTTCAACTGCTGAATAGCAGTCATTAATCTCTGTCTAGAAATGCCCATGTAGTTTTCAGTACCAACACCTACATCTACATATTTCTTCTGTTCAACAGCCTTCTTAAGAGTGTCTGCAACATTGTTTGTAATTTTAGCTCTCTCTGAAGCTACTGGTTTGTACCATTTTCGAATAGTAGATTCATTAACGCCCATGATACGGCCGATCTCACTCCAACCATATCCTTTCTGATCTTTCAAATAAATGACTCTTGCTGTATTGGCTGCGAGTTCTTCATTTTTAGAAATAGAAACTTTGGCTCTGAATTCACCTGTACTCATTCCTAAATGATGAGCAATCTGTGTGTCAGAGAGGCCTTCTTTTCTTAAATTACGTACAGTTGATCTAAATGTTCCCTGGTCATGCTGATTTGGATTTTCACCACTACCCAAAGGATAACGACCGGATCCTACTGGAGCGCCGTCTAATTTTGATCGTCCTTCATGAATTAATACATCATCATTCATCATCATTCTCCAATTCGGATTTCATCCGGTTTATTAAATCGTCAAATAAAATGATCTTGCTGATTATGTCTTCGATTTCATCAGCTGTTGGATTACACACAACTATTTCTTTTGATTGATAAATACGTAACTCGATTCCATTTAAATCTTTCGGTTCGATTCCATATTCCAAACAAAAAAGAGCAGCATAGATTTTTAGCTGCTCCATGTGCGTTGGATTCTTTCCAGTTTTTAAGTCGTGTATTCTGAGGAATTTGTCTCTTTCAGAATACGCGATAGCATCGGCTGTTCCGAAACAATTTGGCGAATAATACAATGGCTGCTCAGGAGTCATTCTATATCCAATTGCATCGTTAACATACATATTTAACGTTTGCTTGAGTTTCGGTAATCTCTGATCTAAACGAATGCACATACATGCAAAATTATGTAATTCAGTCCCCTTTTGTTTAGCGAGAAATGCTAAATACGAATTCATTAATTTTTCTTCATTGTAGTTGATCCAATGATATGTGCTAGCGCCTAAAAAGGCATGTTTATCTTTTAGTTCGAAATGCCGATTGAATTGCATCCAAAACTTCCTCCTTGTTTTCTGGATAAATAAAAGAGGCATATGACATCTCATTTAGCAAATCGACATAATACTCTTGATTTGGTCTGTGAGATGCATTGCTCGATCTTTTACACTCAAGAGCTGCCCATTTGTCTTCATATAAAATCAGAAGATCTGGCATACCCTGTTTGTATTTCGGATCATTCTTCAAAACAATACAGCCGGGAATTAAACTTTTAATTTGTTTAATTAAATCGGACTGGAACTTGTTTTCTCTTTCCATGCTCTTACCTCGAAAAATAAAGAGGTATGTTTACATATCCTCTCTATTATAGGATCTGTTTTTTGTACGAATCCTTAATCACCAATAAATTTACGTTCATTAAACTTTTTCTTACGTTTTAAGGCTTGTAAGATAGCCAAATCGATTGGTGAGTTTGTTCTAAGATGGTAATAGTACAGATCAGAGAAAGGAGTATTATTCCTGTCTATCCTTCCTGACGATTGAACCATTATTTTGTAAGAATAATTTTGTGAGAAGAATATGATCACATTTGTCTCTATACAATTCCATGCCTCAGCACCTGCAGTGTACTGGACAAGGTACATCCATTTATCGGCTTTCGGTATAGGTGTGTGCATGTGACCATTTAATTCTCCTTTTGTAATTTCTAATTCTTCAGCAACTTTCCTAAGTATTTCTAATTCATAATCAAAATTGTAGAAAATTATTACTTTAGGATTGTTGCGAACGAGAGTCTTCAAATGCTCCACTCTGTCTTCAGATGTGTTTACTATTTTTCTAAGTAAGTAACACAGCTGCGAAGCATCTTCAACAGGAGTCTCAGTATAGAAGTTCCATCTGTTCTTGAAACTTTGCAAATATAGCTTTTTGTCATACTCGCAAATGATGTCAAGATTATGTGTCGTGGTGGGTCTGACATATTTCATGTCTACCAGAATGTTTTCTCTATAACGAATCAATCTCCCTGTGTTAATGTACTTTTCGATTTTAGGGAAATTCGTAAATCGACTATACACACAGTGTATTGAAGTAAACTCATTTTTGTTCTTATAAAAACCGTTTGCTATAAACACAGGTATATAGTCAGACCATTGATCACCAGGAGTTGCACTAAGCAGAATCCATTTATTTCGTTTTGCAATTTTAATAAATGTTCGAGCCCACTTACCATAACCGACAACACGCTGTTCATCGAAAATAAAAAAAGCATTGTAAATACTCCCGTATTTAGCAATGTTGTTCCATGAATCAACGATCATTTTTACTCCATTAGGATTGTCTTCTGGTTTTTCTGAAATGTGAAATGGTATTGCTTCTTGGTTCCACTCGCGCATATCGCGCTTATGTGCAGTTGTTATGATGTAAAGATCTTTTGGCTCTCTCATCAAACCGAACTTACCATTACCATTTATTTGCAAACTACCTTTACACACTTTTAAATAATAATAAGCCAGGGCGGCTCTAGATTTACCAGAACCGACCCCGCCTACTAGTATTGAACCATTTTTTAATTTATTTAGAACTTCTATCTGATGATCATAAAGATCTACAGACATATTTATTCTTCATATTCCGCATCTGCATAGCGGCCATCGAAGTCATCAGAAGCCAGTGTGAAATAGCCCTTCTTAAGGTAAGCCTTAATACCTCTATTTCCATTAACTTCCCATGCAGACGGTGTGATGATAACATCTGCTCTGACAATGTCAGAATAATCAATTTCATCGACTGTGTTTTCATTAAGTCTGCCGACTCTCATTCTTCCATCAGAAAGCTCTGTTACTCTATATACGAGAGGATTAGGTCCGCTTCCATCTTCATGGAACTTGACTCTTACAGGAAGATAATAATGATCCATGTTATCTCTCTTCAGAGTTGCTACACGAACGTTCCAACCGGCAGCACTAACTTCTTTTGCAAACTCGTTATTGTCATCAGCAATACCAAGATCAATTGCAAAATTACGATCACCTTTAGCATTGTATCTGGATTCTTTTCCAGCAAAGTTCGGGAACAGAATCGTGGCATCATCAAATCTAATATCTCTGAGTGCTGCATGTGTAATGTTGTTATTCATTTTCTTTTTTCTCCTTTTTCTTTAGAATGGTAATTCATCACTTACGATACTTAAGTATTCTGTGTCTGAAGCAAACCATTCGAAATCTCCATATTCAGAAATACTCTCAACAGCTGCATCAACCAGCTTGTCATAATAGCTTCTGTCGATCTTACTCTGAAGTCCTCTCTCTTCGACTTCCATAGATTCCAACCATCTATAACCTTTAGATCCAACAGCAGCTACATATTTATTCTCATCTGCTTTACTAAGAAGAATTCCTGCATTAACACCAGGTACCATTGGGCAGAACTGACCAACTTTTCCAATAAAGCGATAACTGTGTTCGCCTTCTGGTAAATTCTCGTTCATATCCAAATATAACGCAGTCTTTACTTCTTTAGTCTCGCACATATCGTCGAACTCGATCTCTTCTTTAGAGAACAACTTCTTAAACACATATGGTTGTTTGAACTGAGCGCCTGTGGCTGTCCATTTATTAGCATCTTTACCACCTTTATTTCTGACGCCCTTACTGTCATATTTTGCAATATAGACTGCATCATTTACCAAACACATTTTGTTGTATGTGGCTTCATGCTCAAACTCATAACCATATTTCCTACCAAACTCGATGATGAACTTACTGATCTCTTCAGTTACATCAGGGACTTTGATCGAGTCTGTCTTAATGTGAACAACTTTATATCCCTTAGCGACTACTTCATCACGAAGAGTCTTCATAAATAAAGCACCTCTCAAAGCAATAATGTTGTTCTTATCTCTAGGATCTCTTAATGGATTATCGAAAGATGCTGCAGCAATTCCATACGTTGAATTCAGAATCAGCTTAATTGCTTGTTCAAGATCGCCAGCTTCATTTTCATTGGTCAAATATTTAGCAAGCTTTCCGCCAAGCATTGTCTTAGCCTTATCAAATTCGCGATGTTTGATTGCCATTCTGGCATTACGAAGATCTCTGAAGTTCTGAGTGTATTTTCCAAATTTATTCAGAACATCGATCGAGGCTCCATGCATATTACCAACATCAAACAATCCAACATTTCCATACATCCCTGGTTCGGCTTCGACGTAACCGCCAAATCCCATATCGACTCCACGATACATGTTATGGAACTTGTTATCTGGTCCCATTACATATTCATATCCAGGGAATGTTTCAGAAAGATCTGTATAAACAAACTGATCCTTGGCATTAGGATCACCTTCAAGAAGAATCTTAGTGATGTGCTGTCTATTTGTTGCATTAAGTGGCAGACCACTCAAGTCTGACATAATACATCTAGTAACATAGTCAGCATGTCTCTCTTCAAATAACTTCTCTGTAGCTTCTACATCATAGCCACAATATTCCATTACTTTTTCGAGCAATTCTTCAGGAACAGGTTTATCCCAGTCAAGGCCTAATTCAACATGAGGAATCTTAAGTTTAATTTCCCATTTCTTAAGACTCATCTTTACAGAGCACATGTCATACAAATCAAGAACAGAAATGTCCCAGGCTTTACCAAAGAAACCTTTACCATTCCTGATAATATTCTGAGACAGCTCGTAAAGCTGCATGTTGCTATAACCAGTGCCGGCAGCATAAAGAATATGATTGTCATATCTACGGCAGTTGAATCCAACAAGAGGTAACTTCATCAACTCTCTCACTTCAGCTGCAGTAGGATTAAACAACTTTACCTTCTTACCATTACGACGCTTGTAACAAATTCCGAAGAAATTAGGGAATACTTCAACATCATAGAAAACATAGTCTTCGGGCTTAACATTTTTCTTTTCTTCTACATCAGGGTTTTCGTTAGGCGGTATCTTACTGACGAAATGCATTTTATGTGCAAGATCAGAACAATATGCTGAATTGTTTGTACTCTTTCTCGCAAAGGTATAAATAGCACCTCTCAAGTCAGACACATCATATTTAAAATTCTCATTAGCATATGCATCTTCAAGAATCTTATAAATAAAGTCCATCTCTGGCTTAGTATGTCCATGATGCTCTTTATTTAAACATCTTTTGATCTCAGCACGCATCTTCACTTCATCGGTATAACCTTTGAAATTAATCACGTGTTTCACTCCTTTCAATGGAAGGTCTCCTTCTTTCAGTCTAGCGATCGGTAAGTTATTACATTTTGTAACTTTCCTTCTTAACGACGAATCTCCAGTAAATACTTTTATTTCAATGTCATCGTCAAACACTCTAGACAGCTCTTTAGGGTCTCCTTCGTAAATATAACTAAGATGTATCCCACCACCGCTCTTGCTAAGCTCACCATAAGTTGGTGGCCAGTTAGAGATAGCCTCAAGATTCTTTTTTAAATCCTTTTCGCCATTTTCATTCTTTATATCAAAGTCGATCACAATCAATTCTTCAGGAACTTTGACAAAATGCATCTTAGTTGTGTCTAAATCTTTCAATTTGGTCGTGACTTTAGACCATTTCTTCATGGGCGTACCTGAATCAGTGCTGTATTGTGCAGGACATTCAGAATATAACTCATCGAAAACTGTGGACTTGTCATAGATAAATGGGTTCTCAACTACTTTTGGAATTGGCACAAGTACATTTCTTGTAGAACCAAACCCAAACTTCTCTGTGAGAAACCCAGAATAATAATTTCGTCTATGTTTTCCATCTATAGTTGTGTCAAGTTTAAAGTCACTAAAATAGTTCCTTAATTCCAATCCGACTAATCTTCTTCGAAGTTTGTTCGGTACCTCGAACATATCACAGTAGTCGCAGTACCATTTCCAAGCCTCATTTAAATCAGTCGAATCTTGTGCGGCGAATGTATCATATCGTTCCATCATGAAATCATAGAAATCATTAGTTGCTCCAAGCATTTCCAATGGAACATATGTGTCATAATATGATTCTCCACGTTCGTTATAAACTTCCAAACAATGAGAAGCGATTGCTCCAAGTTCGAATGGGATCTGAGCCATGAGCTGTTTAAATTCTTTATAAGGGATCTTTTCGCCTGTAGGATTCACATCAATCAATCTTCTGGTAAGACCGGACTTTGCTTCAGTGATCTTAACTGGCTTGTTTGTTCCCATAAATAAAAAAGTGTTAAACCTGGCCGTATAGTGTGACCTGAATTTAACATTCACTCTCATTTCCTCATGAGAAACAATACTATTTAATTTTGTATTATCTTCGATCCTACTCAAATCTCCATCATGCTGAATTGAAACAAGTGGGTCTCCTTGAAAGCTCTCCAATGAGAACTGGTCGTTTGAAGAAGCCAGTCCTTTTGCATCGAAGATTGATACATAATCCTCAAACAGCATTTGAAGAATATTCAAGAAAGTGGATTTACCAGTTCCAGGTCCACCATACAATACAATAAACTTTTGTATCTTTTTAGAATCACCTGAAATGATTGCTCCTATAGCCCACTCTAATTTCTCACGTTCTTCCGGAGAATATAATTTCGACATTAATTCGTCGTAAGCGGAGATGTCGCCATCTGCCAAATCATAGCTAAGTTTCCAACTTGCGTAATCCCTCTTGCCAACCTTCGAATTTGCAAATATCACTTTTTGATTCAACGGATGAAAATTGTCTCTGCTTTGCTTCTGAACATACTTGTGCCATTTATCGATTGAGGTTGTATCAGTGTTGGATAAATAAGCCGCATGAACTGTTAGATCCGGCGCAGTCCTTTTTAATTCCTCAACCTTCTTCCTTATCTCGTCGTCAATAATGTCAATGGCTGTTTGTTCAGTGGTTGACCAGATTCCATTCTTCTGATCCCAGATTGCATAAAAGTCTCCACCTCTAATCATGAGGTCATTACTTCTTGAGTTAATGATAAAACTCGGAAAGACTTTAACAACCTGTTTACCTTCGTCTTTTACGTTCTTTGTAGATATAACAAGAAAGTCTAACATACCATATAAAAACTCTCCTTTTCTTGGTGGAAAATGGCTTATACCAAAAAACCAGTTTTTTTCTCTATATTCTATATATATTAAAATTTAACTTTTTTATAAAGTTATAAGAAAAAACTGGGAAACTGGTATAAAACCTTCAAAAAGCCTTTAAAATAGGGCTTTTTTGACATTTCAAAACTGGTATAAAACTGGTATAAATACCAGAAAAAACTGGTATGAACTTTTTCACTACTCAAAAGTGAGTATTTCAGAGTAGTAATATTGCATTTCATACCAGATTTCTATACCAGTTTGATCAGGGAAACTGGTATCTTTTAGAGGGAATAATCCGCCTCTTCCGTTTGGTTCATAGTCCCTATTTAAGAATTTTCCAATAATATGATGAGTCAAAACCTCACAATTATGATTCCAATTCTTATCGCTGAAGACACCGTCTTCTCCACCATTTTCATCGACAAGCCCGAGATTATGAACCATGTCCCAGAACCAACGATATGTCTGATCGCCTTTGATCGGATCCCACATAAGTGTATCCTCGATCCTTCTGGCGAGTGCAACCATCATTTCCAAAACACTACAAGGCTTGTCAAATACTATTTCAATTTCACCAATGTCTAAACCATAGAGGTCGCAGAACCTAGATCTAAGATCAAGTCCGTCGCTCTCTCTATTCACATCCATAGGAATACTCCAATAGAAATCATGACTGTAAAAACACAGCATCAAATTCTTGTAGCATCCGTACATACGTGTTTGAGATCCAACCAACGAATATAACCATTCGAAGTAGGCCTCTGCGATCTCCTCTGAATTTTCAACATCAAAATTAGGTAGTAATCTCCCCATTAGGCCTGTCCTCCTTAAACTGCTTAATCAGATTAAGAAGATTATCAGCGCATGTCGAATTCTGTTTCTTGGCATAATACTCAATGTATTTAATAGGAATAGAGTCAATTGTTGGAGCGTGTTTTAAAACACTGTCGACTTTCTTATAGTTTTCCGAATCAAGTTCTTTTCGAAGTAAAGGACGTAATCCTGAGTCAGAATATAATCTAGTCATATGCCGCTACTCCAGCCTCCTCGACTGTCATTTCTGTCTTGGTAATCTCAGCATCGATTGCAAGATTATCATTTCTTACATAAATACATTCTTCATCCGTTTCGGCTAAAAGTTCAAGGTTCTTAAAACCTACTGTGGACGATTCAACAACTTCCCTTGAAACGTCATCAACTACAACATCGTCTTTTGTGTAATACGTGAGTATAGTCTTTGCATATTCCAAATGGTTTTCTGAATAATCTTCTTCCGAAATAATATAAGGCTCAGATTTTTCACTCGGAGACTCTGATTCAGCAAGTTCTTCTTCCTTTTCATTAGAAGGCACAATATCTTCACCTTCTTTATTTTTAAAGAAAGTTCTGTAATCAACGGTTGTAGGAGCGAATCCACCATAATTAAGAGTGGATATAGGGTCTGTTGCCGACCCATCTTCACCTTCGATAATATCTTCTTCGACTTCTTCTGCGTAGTTTCCTGTCTTCGCTAAGACTCTTTTCATGGAGTTAACGCTGTCTTTATACTCTTTTTCGTATTTACTGCGATAGTACTCACGCGATGCAGCAATACCCAAAATAGCTCCGACAACGAACATAACGCCATGAATCATCATGTTTTTCATTATATAACCCCTATATATACGTTATATTTGTTATGTTTATATTCAATTGTAATTTTAAATCATGTAACCGAATATCTCCGGATAATCATAGAAATCGGCCAAGCTATGACTACCCGGAGCATTCAGATCGTCCCTTCAAAGAAGGTCGTAGATTCGTCCGTCGAGTGTAGGCGAGATCATTACATTCGGCTCTACACCATTCATGAACATACTTCTTGCCGTATTTACAGCGTCGTTTGAGCTATATACATCAAACAGACCGAGGTCAATACGGTTTGTGTTGCCCTTTCCGTGGACCCAACCTACCTGAGTAGCTTCTTTCAGGAGTGTAGGGTTGTTATCACGTAAGAACTCAGTCATTCCAAGATACTCGAGAACTTCAGCGTATGTCACATAACCTCTCATATATAACTTGTTCTCAAGCTCAGAGATGCAATGACAGATCAGCTGACGGTTCAGGAATGCGTCGTTCTCCCAGTATTTAGAAGACATTTCATCAAAAACAACAGCAAACAAGTCATTACTGGCACCAACCTTTTTCAGGATTTCCTTCTTGACTTTCTTATTGTTTCCTTCTTCGTCTTTCTCATCTACAGTCACAACCTCTTTTTCGATTCCGTGGAGTGCTTTCAGATCGGCATCTTCGCCATATTCTTCTCTGATCGACCCACGGTAATTCTTAAATGCAAGATCCTGTGCTTTAGCCAATGCGACTGTAGCCACGTACCTCCTATTGATGATTCTGAATCCACCAAGGATCATTACTACACCAATTCCAAACAGACTCGCGCTGCGTCCGTAGAGTTTAATAAAGTTAAGTCCGGTTCTCGCGTAGACCTTGGCCTTGTCTTTCTTCGCGTCCTCTTCGGTATATCTGACCATTCCAGGCTCGTTGCATTCGAGTGCCTGCTGAATAGTCTCCATGTTCTTAGCATGCTCATCAAGAACTTCTTCTGCTTTGAGAGTGTCTTTGCAAGCGAGCACAGCACCTACTGTACAAGCTGCAATACCACCAGTAACTAACAGCTCTGGTGAGTGTTTAGCGATTTTTACACCGACTTTACCAAAGAACCTTGTTACAGGTACTGCCATCGGTTTCAATGTTGTAAGTAAACCCATATTTATCTCCTTTCGTTATCAATCAAGTACTATAGGTTTCGGCATGGTTAACAGAACACCATCGCGAATATCACTGATGGTTGCTTTTGACAGCTCATCGATGTCAACCCAGCCATATTTCTCTAACGGCCATACGCTATTACCGTCGTCTATTTGAGAAAGTTTATACAAGTCTTTAACAGTTGCGACTTGATAGTCTTTGACGAGATCGTAGATTTCTGCGAGGACGTCTTCTGCCTGTTTTCTTGAATCCAGCACCACGCACTGTAGATCAGTCCTGCTTCGATAACTACGAGTAACAATCTCTCTGTTATCTCTGCTAGTTGGTTTATTGTAGCTAACGTATGAAACACTTCCATATCCTCCTGTTCTTCTGATCTTTGAAGCTCTAGTGTCTCCATAGAAGAGCATTTCGGTACCGTTCTGTACAATATCAACAATTGTGTTTTTGATCGCTGGAACAACGACATTTGTGATTACGTAGCTCTTCACATCTGATACATCACTCGAAATAAATACCTCAGCGAATTTCTCACCAAGGGATTTCTTTTTGAGTCTGCCTTTTGCTACTGGCTGAACATTTTTCTGTTCTTTTTTGTTGTAATTGACAATATCACTCATTCATTCTTCATCTCCGCTTCTTCCAGGACATCTTTTGCCCTAAGACGGAGATCCTCAATAGAGTCATCAAGTGACACAGCAAACACTGCACTGAGACCAACAGAAGCTGCCTTAAGACAAACATTCTGAATGACTCCTGCTACTCCATATGTCTTAGGGACAAATGACTTATATGCGTTCGTGATGAGAGCGTCTACACCAGCTGCAGCGAGACTCTCAAATACTACTTTGCCTACTTCATATGCTTTCATGATGATTTCCTTTCTTATCTATTCCATCCAGATCTATATGACGGAAGTAACTCAGGACTGAGATCGATCAGGTTGTAATATAATCCGTCGATCTTTACAGAATCAACTACCACATCAGGGTTGATGCGTCCTCTTTCAGTTGTAAACCCGATATATTCAGTAAATTCTGGAATCGGGAGTTTGAGTTCCTGCAGAAATACTGCATATGGGATTTCACCCTGACCCCATGCTGGACCAGATCCTTCATACATATCTGCGTTCATGTCGTTTACGATACGTCGGATTTTCTCCAGGTCGTGAGTGAACATAAAATGCGTAGTCTTATCTACGAATATCGTGTCACCCTCACCTGTCTGATAAATCGGAAGTTTGCTAGCAACGACCTTGTTCACCAGATCTTTGTTGATTTCTGTCTTCATCTCTTCCTTTTTCTTAGGACCGAGGAACTCTTTAAACTTTTCTTCCTGAACCTTGATCTCATCCTCCTTGAGATTTGTTACAAGACTCAGCGCCGCAATATGGGACAGTGTGATTTTGTGGGCGTAGAGGATCAGACCCGCAGATGCAACAAACAGAAGTAACGTCGGAATATATGTAGGTCCTGCTGCTTTAATGACCTCCATTTTCGTCAATTCCTCTCCTTTTTCTTCTCTGACCTCTTCCAAGACCTTTTCTGCCTTGAGAGTAGCTTTACATCCGAGGACGACAGATGCGGCTGCTCCTGCGGTTCCAGCAATCGTGAAAATAGTTGGGGCATTACGTTTGACAAACGTTACTCCGGTTTTCATTCCTGCCTTCAAACCTGACGTGATAAGTTTTAAATTCATATTTATCTCCTTTCATATCACGAATAAAAATAAAAAAGCTCAGTTAAATAAGCTTTAACTAAACTTTTCCTGATGACTAAAATACGTCGAGTCATTTGATACATGCTGCTTCGTACGGTAGTCTTCAACTGCATCATATAATGCCTTTAATGCCGAATGGCCTACTGTATCTACTTCCTCATGATTCTCAACTTTGACGATTGATTCCGCCAGAGTGTTGAATGTGAGGATGCCTCCAAAGACCGCTCCTGCACTAAATGCCGTTGCTACGGTTGCTCCTACTCCGATAATACTAAACAAGAACATATTTCATTCCTCCTTTATCTTGTCATCATAGGATTTGTAAAAAGTGCGAAAAAAATAAAAGGGAGTAAAATCCCTTTTACGCGGTTACTTTTTAGCCTTACCGCTAGGCTTCTTTTCCTCATCTTCCGGTTTCTTTTCCGGTTCTGATTCCTTTGACTCATTCTGATTTTTGTTCTGATCTTCCATTGCTGCCTTAAACTGGTCAGTCGTATAGAATCCCGCGTTGTTGAGGGCTCTAACAATGAAGTTAGGCTTCTTTGTCTGAGCCGGTGTTACACCGTTCGCTGCCTGTGCATCAAGTGCCTTCTTAGCGTCGCGCTTTCTGAGAATCTTAGTGATTCCCCAAGTTAACGCGCTGCCAAGTCCTGCACCTGCAAGACCTACAACGATCGGATCTACTCCGTATTCAGATTCTTCTGCCGGTTCTTCCTGCTGCTGTTCGTCCTCGATTTCCTCGATTTCCTTTACTACTTCTTCCTTAATTTCTGACATTGTCTTTTCTCCTTTCAAATATAAATTTCAGACATTCTTGTCATTATAGGGCTTGTAAAAAGTGCGAGCTATTTTTCCTCGTAATTTACAGGCTTGTGTGAATCATAATTAAAGCCCTGCGCGAGACATTCGTTACAGGGCTCTTCTGTTTCCTTCAATTTGTAATGTGCACACTTCGGACAATATAATCTGAAGTTTACTTCTTTTGTATTAGTTTCCATGAATATCACCTATTAGTAATTTTATACAGAGCAAAAGCTATTCTATCCGCGTGGCTCTCTGGTGATGCATCAGGACAAACGTCAAATAAACCAGCCAATCTAGTTTGGACAAAAACATCGTCTGCTCGAGAATATCCTTCTTCAACACTTACAACGATTCTGTCTTTCCAATCTGGGAATCTCTCTTGCATACGGCAAATATATCGTCCGAGTTCATACATGCAAATAGGCTGATCCGATTCGCTATTGCAGAAGTACATGCTGAAAATATCCATCTCTTCAAGTCTGTTGAATTCCCAGGCTATTTGTTTTAGCGTTTCGGTTAAGTCGTTTATATCAAAGCTTTTACGACGAGGATTAAAAATTGTAACACTGTAAGGCTCAAGCCGCTTAATTACTTTACTCTGCCAATCCTCGCATTTAGTGATTCCACCTGCTAAAAATACAGATGGGTACTCGTTCACTCCCCTATACACATTTGGTGCCTCAATTATCTGTGCCATTATTCTTCTTAATCCTTTCAATCACCTGTTCTGCTGTTAACCATCCTTTAACACTATCCCCGTCTATTGCTTCATCAACAAGCTTGCCTGCAATTTCGAGTAAACCTTCTTCGCTTCCGTATGATCCATACTGACATATAGCGTCCCATTTATAGTATTCGGCACTACCATTTGGAACCATGATTTGATGTCGTTCACTAATATATCCGAGATCTTTATTATGTCCGTATTCATCAATGCGAGTATATTCAATACCGTTATCTATAAGATACTTCTCAAGAATATCAAGCTGTGTATAATCTGTTTTCTTATACGGATCACGCAGTTTCATTATCTTCCTCCTCGCCGATAGAATAACAGCTCATTCCCCAGTCTTCTTTTCCAACAATATCGGGCACAATTGATTCGAGCTTATCGTAGATAGAAAGCATATCTTTATAAGTAATATTTGGTACTGTTAGAGTAATATTATAATCTTTTGTTTTTGGAACTTCCGGAATCTTTTCAAGATCTTTTTCTGAGCATATTGTATCTAATTTAACATTGCCTTCTGGAAGTGTAAGTGTATATGTTGTTCCACAACTTTTATGAGCGTGAATCCCTAATACCTTACACTTAAGATATACTTCTTCTCCTATATCGAATTTAGTCTCCATTATTATCTCCTTCTGTACATTTGATAAGCGGCTCTTCCATATCGTCCACTGGTGTAAAACCTCTTAAACGAATCCATTCTTCGCCTTCCCACCAATCTGATTCCCATGTCATTGTGCCTTCAACATCAATCGTTAATAGTTCGTTGGATGTATACCAAGACTCATCCCATTCGTGTTTGTAATCGAGGAATACAATAAAACTGGTTCGAAGATAATCTCTCTGGGCATTTCTCCATTCAAGAATTTTATCAGCAACATCGTAACCATTCATTACTCTCTCGGTTAAGTGGAATAGAATCCCTTCGGGCGTTTGTGTGACTTCCATTATTCGTTCTCCTTTTTCATCTTTGCCATTACCCCATTTTCGTCAGAGACACAAGTTAAACCAAGATTGATTCGAACTTCGTTAGCCGTGAATACTGCTTGTTTCACATTATCAGCGTATAATTCGGTAACGTTCGGCGTTTGCTCTATAGATATATCCGTCGCAATTACGTTGAACATCATCTTATGGCCGCCGATTGGAATACGAATATATCTGGGTTTCTTGTCGTCTATGTCTGCAATATTCCAAAACCACGTCCCGCAATAGGCGCATTTAACACCGTCTATTGGAGCTCCGCAGTTTGGGCAGTTATACGCACTCATTCTTTCTTCACCTTCTCATAACCTAGCTGCTTCAGCATGAGTTCCAGATCTTCGTTCAGCTCAAGCGCTATTACAGGATGAATCTTTTCAAGATCTTCCAAAACATATGGGTATTTGTACTTAAGCTCGTTTACAATATCTTCTTTCTTATAATATTCAGGCATTATTCTCACCACTTTCTATCTTGCAAATATAAACCCATAAGAGCCACTACCATCGTGAAAGTTGCATGCGGTATTTGTCCAAAGAAGCATAAAAATATAGATGCGACAGCAGCAACGATTGCTATTGTTTCGAAATATTTATCCTTCATCGTCTTTCTCCTTGCTGTATTTGTGCACAGGTCTTTTATATCAAAGGTCGCCATCTGTTTCCTCCGATACTCCATCTCCCGGATTATATGTACACATTTCGTCCATAACGCTATTCCATTTAGCAGAACCTCTTGGGAAGCGCAGCTCAGGCTTCATCTGAAGATCTTCGGCCTTTGCCCAAACAGACTGGTCGCCAATCCTTACACGAACCTTTGGTCCACTGTTAAGCCCTGTTCTAAATGCTTCAACTTCTGCTCTTACAAGTACCTTTGTTCCTACTTCGATCTCTTTCATCTCTATTCTCCTTTTCAAAATATCATCCAAGGTTAAGCCCTTACTTTTTCTCAGTTTCTTCAGGTTTATCATTTAAATAATCCTTAAGTTTCTCATTTAACGAATGCATTGTATCAGCCATTTCACGAATTCCTTTGCCCATTCCGATGAGTCTTTTCTTCATTTCCTCTACGACATAAACATTAGCATCTTCATTCAATACGCTGTTTAACGTTTCTTCAGTTGCCTTCGTAATAGTGCTTTCAGAACCGGGTGATCCATTTTCTTCATTCTCAGACTGTTCGACAGTTCCAGATTTCAAATCTTCCGGAATCCACTTCTCGAGCCATTCGTCATACTTCTTGGCCATTTTTGATGCCTGATTAGATGTTCCGCCGGCAATCTTCTTAAAAAGAGCATACTCGATTCCATCCTTCGGATCATAATGCTCACCTTCCTGGCATTTTACAACCGTCTTTGTCCCATCCTTCCAGAACACAATAGTAGCCCGGCCGCTGAACTTAATATCTTTTACTTCGTTGAGGAAACGAGCAAAATCGCTTCTTAACACAGTGGGTAAAATTGAATGACCAATTCCATACATAGAGTTAAGCCTCTTTTTAGCGTCCTCTAATGCATCCTGATATGAACCAACAGGGTAACGGTTGATATTTGCATAGTCCATCTGCAGGGTATGATATAAATCTGGGCAATTGTGGTATACGTATGTATTCTTTTCGTTGGTTACTTCTTTCTTTTCGATTTTGTTGTTAATAATTCCTGCCATATCTACTTCTCCTCTTCTATCGTCAATTAAAACCATGTCCGCATCACGTGCATCAAAAGTCGTTATACCGTCGCATAAAGCTACCCTATATAAGGATTTTCCGGTTTCTTCCATAAGCACATGGGTTATTACTCCTTTCCCGTAACGAGTTTCAACAACATCCCAAAGATTAAATATGTCTTTTTCCTTTCTTCGAATTGATGTTGTCTGTGGCATCATATCGAGTTGTCTCTTAATCTCCTCTGTGAACCAATGGTAATCATGATTATCTGCCATACTCTATTGCCTCCTTTCGAAATATCTTTATTCGTCCATGCAAATTAAAAGCGCGATCAGCACTGTTACAGCACCGGCCGCGTATCCCATTCCAAATGCGAAGAAATATAACATTGTAAATCATTCCTTTCCAAAAATTTTCATGATTTCTTTTTTACACTCAGGACACACATGGTATTTAGAAACATCTTCACCAAATATACCATTATTACGATGTGTAGTAATTTCAACAGTGCTCCATTCTTTTGGCCCATTTATTAAATCTTTTTTAGCCATTCTTCCACATCCGTCGCATTTGATAAACTCACTCATTCTCTTTCTCCTTTTCTCTTTCTTTGGCTATCCTTTTGCATTTCTCTATGAATTCGCAAGTAAGCACCTTAGAACCGAAACGCATTTTCTCATACTTGCCAGTACTGTTGTTTCTTCCATTCAATTCGTATTCTCGGTTATTAACGAAAAGATTACAAAAAGGGCATGCTACACAATCGTCTAAAAGATCGACTTTTATGTTCATGTCCTTAAGAACTTTTTCTACAATTTCATCCGGAATAAACTCACTCATTCTCTTTCTCCTTTTCTTCAAGATATTGCTTATAGCATCGAATACTTTCTCGACATTCTTCAATCTTTTCGCAGGTTAAATATCTATCATTTACCAATGTTTGTGGCCCCTCAAAGGTGTATACAATCTCCTTATCCTCATTTAAAATCGGTTTTGCTCGATTACAATTCTTGCAATAATCATCAAACGTAACGTGAATATGCATTTTTTCTAGAGCGTCAACATGGGTTTCTTTATAAACGTGCTGTATGCCGTCTGCAACACCTTTTTGGTAGTCATTACGTAAATAATAGTCACAATCTTCGGGACAAGGAGCATGATTCCTTTCTGCATAATGCATGCAATACGGGTATATTGTCCCGCCGACTAAATTCTCATAAAAGTAGCAGCAATCTCTTTTGGGATGAGATATATCAGTCATTTTTCCCACCTCCATCAAAAGAAAAACGTGCTGTAGTCATTTGCTTAAAATTCGTAAATACTCCGTATGTGGTCGCAACAATCCAATCATCTTTGTTGTCCCAGTATTCGTCAACAATATATACATTCATTCGTTAAACCACTCCGCAAGCTCTTTTGTGCAATCAAAACAGAGGTCTTTTGAAACACCTTGTGAATAATCAGTGCTTTCACGAGACTCATCGAACTTGTCAACACACAGACACATTGTTTTGAATCTTTTGTCCGAATCGGTGATGATTGCTCCACATTTGTCACAGTAAATTATTGTTTTTATCATTTTATCTCTCTTTCTCTGCTCTGTATTTAGCAAACAGGTCTGATGCAATCTTTTTAGCCTCGTCTTCGCTCTTTGCAACAACCCATGTTCGATACTCGCCATCAAGGCCATAAGGATGTACCTTGTTTCTGCAAAGTTCATATTCATATGAGTAGTCCATACCAAAATCAATTCTAGAAGCGAGCATTGAACCATCTGCCATGCAATAAACATTGTAGAATTTTTCACTATTGAAAATATCAAGCCACGCATCCGTATCGAATTCATCAATTCTTGCCGTATTAGATTCAACACGATTCCAAAAATTCATTAACTTAGTTGCTTTTTCGATCGAATCACATACCCCAATTATTTCTCTATCGTCATCACATTCGCCTGTAACTACATACACTTTCATTTCATCTCTCCTTTCATTTCTTCCAGCTTATCGATGATCACCTGAATATCTTTCTTCTTAAGACCATAGAATGCTGATTGGCTCCACATAGTTGACATCACAAGATCCACTTCAGTTCTACCCCACATGTTGAAATTGAGCTCATGATCGCCTTTCTTAAATATCTGTCCAACAATAGCGGTTCTAGGACGTCCGGGTTTCTTAGGTACTGGAGTCATAGCCTTATACCTGGCGTACTCCGCTTTGCATCTCGGACAGTAAATATCACCAGGTCTATCCGAGAAGTCAATCACTTCTTTGCCACAGCCTTTACATATCTTTTTCAGCATCTGCGACCTCCTCATCAAATGCATTATCAAAATGACCGGAATCCCACGCTTTCTCACCTATTTTTGCAACCCTACGTAAAAGCGGATACCAATAATATGTCGAATAGTCTTCAAGTTTATTACCGACCAGTAACATCTTCCAAAACAGCATGTACATCGCAACGTTTCTTTTTGCAACGTTATACTGCACATCAATTTTCTTGCCTTCCTTAATGTATGCAAAGGAGTATCCGCTAATCCACCATACGATAGCGAACATAACCATTTTCCAGAAATCCATTTTCATCCTCCTAAAAAGAAAAAGGACTTGAATTTAGTCCTCGTTCTTATAACGACTTCCTTCTTCAAATCCTTTCTCGTAACCTTTTCGGTAAATAACCTTTCTTTCTTTTTTCAGCTTTTCAACCTCTCCACTTATTTTCATATTCGAATAAAGTAAATCGAATAATGCAAATAACATGAAGAGTACGATCCACTGTGATACTGTGAAAATCTCCATAATTATTTCCTCCTATTATAGAGACTGTAATAAATACGAATAAACGTATTTACTGCTCCATATAGAGACATTCCACACGGCCAATACCATACGCCTCCACGATCTTCTGAGGTGTTTCCGGGTTGTTGAACAAATATGCGTACTTGATATCTTTACAGATACTAAATGAGTGATTCTTCATATACTGTCTTCTATCGAGATAGGCGTTGTCGATACATATGATCCAGAGACCTGCTTCTTTAAAATTCTTCTTTTTTTCAGGGTTCTTATCAACAACATCAAAGTCGTAAGTAATACCTACGCGTTCTGCATAATTTCTGATAGATGCTTCAGAAAAGTAAAGACGTTCCCTGTTACCAACTGGTTTTCTTTCGTCAACATGTAAAATTCCTGTCTTGTATGCTGACTTTATCCTTTCGATGTTTGTGCATAGAATCTTTGCTACTTCAGCTGATGTGTACATTCGCATAATAGATCATCCTCCTAAATATCATTTGCGAAAAATAAAAAGGAGAGTGTATTGAACTCTCCAACTCGGATTAAGAAATAATCCACAATCCTGCGCCAACGACTATTACTCCTACCGGGCCTCCCATAAAGAATGCCACCATACAAATCGCTCCCGCAATCAGTGCACTTTTCTTATCGTGTGCTTTTAAATCCATAATTCCATTTCTCCTTTCACTATATGGACTGTAAATAGTGCGAAAAGAGAAGGAGCATTGATTTTGCTCCGTTCCCCACTAACTAAGTGTGAGAACTTCAAAATTTGCTCCGAATCTCTCTGCCTCTTCATTGAGACGATTTTTGACGCATTTGGCCGATAATAAGCCCAATGATTCTGTTACCAAATAGACGACACAATTTGAATCACAAGCTACTGAATACTTAACTCCTTTCTCGCTTAGAGCTAATCTTGCTGAGTTTGTGTCACTTCTGTTTCTACAGATAATGATCAATGTTTTTCTCATATTTATCTCCTCCTATTGTCATCATAGGATTTGTAAAAAATACGAAAAAAAAAGAAAAGAGGATATTAAATCCTCAATTCAGAACTCATTCTTCGCCGTCGTTTTCATCGGATTCGAACGGGTTGTTGTTGAACGCTGCTACTGTGGCTACCACTCCGATACATGTCGCTGTCGCCATATATCCGGTTGCCATCATGCAGGTTGCAACTTCTGCTACCCATTTGACTCCTTTCCAAACTGCTTTTCCGAATTCTTTCATGATTTTCTTACCTTCCTTTCACTATAGGAGCTGTAAAAAGTGCGAAAAAAATATAAGGTCTGTAAAAAAGATAGGGACTTGTAAATCAGCCCTATTAAATACGATGTTCATCATATATTACTGATTTAATCCCTAATGAAGGTTTGTACGTCTTACTGATGATACTTTTGATTTCTTCCCATTCTTTGTTTGATACTCCTGAATAATAGATCCAGTAAACAATTTCGTTTTCGCTTTTCTTGATTGCTCTGCAATCCTCTTGATATTTAATACCGCTTAACCAAAAGGGTACATAACTTTCAAGTCCAGCATTAACGTATGCTTCTTCACTTTCTGCTACTACTGTGAGTTTACGTGATACCAGAGAATTTGGTTCAAAATTTCCTAATCCTTTTTCAAACATAATCTTTATCTCCTTCATTATAGGCTCTGTAAAAAGTGCGAAAAAAATATAAGGTCTGTAAAAAAAGAAAAAAGAGAATCTCAGATTCTCCCATTAGTCCACTGTGAGCCATGTGACTACACGCTGCTTCTTAATGTTTTCCTCTTCCATTTCTCTTTTTACTTCGTTCATAAGTGATGAAGTGAAATCAACTACTCCTGTTGCATACTTAATAATTCCTCTACCAACTGCATACGGAACAGCTCCTACTTCAATTACAGTACCTACTACTCCTACTGTGATTGTTTCCAGTGCTCTCGCTGTGATGTTTTCGATTGTGTTAAATGTGTTGTTTGTCATAATTTTTTCTCCTTTATCTCTTCATTATAAGGTGTGTAAAAAGTACGAAAAATATAGGATGTGTTTTTCACACCCTATACTCGGATCATTTCATGCCAATCTTTCGAATGTCATCGAGATCCCTTGACGGAACTACAAGACTAAATGCTTCTTTTCCTGTCGTATAGACAATCCATTTAGCAATCCAAGCTGCGGTTTCAATGCCTGTTGCCTTAGCCGCATCAAACCTAGACCTTCTGCCAGCATCGAGTTTTGCGAAGCTCTCACTTTCCTGAATAATCATCTTCCGTTCAGTGACGTTCTTCTCAAGCTCGACCTTATCAAAAGATCTACGCTGCTCAGCTAAGTCCTTCCAAACTTTGAATGCTGCCTGGTACTGCTCGCCTCCTGGATCATCTGAATAATTCTCCATTAAAGTCTGCTGTACCTCCATCTCGTTTTCGATCCATCGTAATGTCTTCTCGTACATAAATTTCTCCTTTCTGTCTTATGCTATGTAATTGAGACGAATTTTTGGAATGATTTTACCCATGTATTTTTCTTTAGTTTGATATTAGAATGTATCAACTAAAGGAGGATATCAGATGTCAGTATTAAGAGATAAAAATAGTAAACGTAAAACTTGGTTGGTAAGTTACTATGTTAAAGATCCGGAGCTCAATAAATATCATCACCACACAAAAAGAGGCTTCCAATCTAAGAAAGAAGCCGAAGAATGGGAACGACAGAATGCCGTGACAGAATATCATCCATCTGTTGGTTCGTTCGAAGATGTCGCTAAGAAATGGGAGATGCATATTCAATCTTCTCCTGGTTCTATAAGACAGCATCGTGAACACTTTGAGATCCGTTTTAACGAGTTGAAAGACAAGCCGATTGACAAAATATCAAAGACGGATCTTATTAATTGGCGTATCTGGCTTGCTTCACAAGATTATGCAACCAAAACAAAGAATTGCACGATCACATATGTTAAAAGCGTGTTTAGTTTTGCTAATGAAATGTACGATATCCCAAACACAGCAACCGTCCTTACTCGTCTTAAAAAGACCGATGACGAGGTCCTTAACGAGATGAAGGTATGGACACCAGAGGAATTCGAAAAATTCATAGCATATGTTAAAGATCCTGAATATCAACTCTTCTTCGAGTTTCTATTCTGGACCGGATGTCGTAGAGGAGAGGCAATAGCCCTGCAGCAAGTAGACGTTATAGGAGGATATGCAAATATCAAGTATTCGCAACGGGACCGTACTACAGGGCTAAAGCCGACTAAGACCAGACAAAGGCGAAAAATCCAATTAGACAAATGTTTAGCAACAAGGTTAGAAAGGAGGATAAATCATACAAAAACAAAATATGTCTTCGGAGGGGATTTTGGATTAGCGCCGACAACGATCGACAGGATATTTAATCGCGCCATTAAAGAGTCTGGAGTTAGTGTCATTAGATTGCATGATTTAAGACACAGTCACGCAACCTGGTTAATCAATAACGGTGTGAATATAGTTGCAGTGAGTAAACGTCTCGGTCATGCAACTATTGAACAAACATTAAAAACCTATACTCATTTACTGGAAACCACGGATCAAAACATGATGTCCAAAATAAATGAGTATAGATTAATGAGTTAAAAACGGGTTATTTCATAGCTGTTATACCGTGAAAAACCCTTAAATAACCATGTGTATAAGACGTATAGTGTACTGGGTTCAAATCCCTGTTCCTGCGCCATAACTCAAAAAGTCTCTGTTTTAGAGGCTTTTTATTTATTTGAGATAAGGTGTGGGTTACCAGAACGAAATTTTAACCAGTAGCATTATACTCAGAAAAGGTCTTTTGTTTCAGCTCGTTTGCACAATTTGCACAAAAAATAAAAAGGTCTGTAGATTCGAACTACAATCCCGATTGCTCGTGTCTTACCATTAGACCATTCCCTTCTATTATAGGCTTTGTAATTTATGCGAAAAATAAAAAGGTAGGTTTTATCCTACCGAGTTTAGTGACTTATCGCCACCAATAATAACGTTCAGAAATTCCGTCAATGTCTAATTTCTGTTTTGCTCTCTTATAGTCAAGATTGTACTTAACTGCATCGACGAGGATTAACCCGTACTTAAACAGACTAACCACGTCTTCGTCTTTGATATTGGGTTTGCTCAGAACAGTGTTGAACAACTTCAAGGTTTTGCCAATTTCATTTTTAATCTCCTTCTGGTTGTTCATTCTGAATCCGAACTCCTCGCAATACTGACGAGCGTCGAAGTCTAATAACTCCGGGTTCCTCTTCAAGAGTTTCCAAATAATAACTACTACTTCCATTCCTTTTTCAAACATAACGTTTTCCTCTCTTTCTAATAAGAGAGTTGTAAAAAAGGCGAAAAATTGAAAAAAAAGAAAAAGGGTTGTATTTAACCCTCATACAGATCTTCGAATCCAAGTTCCTTTACTACTTTGTACTTGATAGAATCTTTCTTCACAACTGTATATACAAAGTCTCCTTCGAGTCCTTCAACTTCAATTCCATAAAGCGGTGCCTTTTCGGTTGTGGTTTTTCTAAAAGCCTCTTTAATTTCTTTGTCAGCTTTTTCATATTTTTCTTCCTTAACCAAAAGGACCATATGCTTTCTTAAACGAACGATTGCGGTCTCGCTAAGATTGTATACTTTGAAACCTTTTCTATCAATAATAAATACTTTTCCTTTGATTCTGTAATCATTATACTTTTTGTTTTTCATTTCCTTTTTCTCCTTTTCTACCATAAGAGATGTAAAAAAGGCGAGAAATTTGGAAGCTATTTTTCGAAAATTCAACCCGGGAAAATTTTGGAAACGAAAAAGAAGACCCCGAGAATTACTCACGAGGTCCACAAGAGAAAGGATCAGCCTTTTGATAGCTATCTGAGTACTGTACATAAAAAGAGAATAGCTATCTTTAACCGACAACAGGGAAAGGGTTCCGGTGGGCTGAAATATTATTTTAATACTACATTTTTGTATTCGTTTATTAGTTCATCGATATCAACCTTTCGATCACTTTTTTTATCTAGTTCATAAACAGTAACGTTTTTGTTCTTTTCGATGAAATCATAAACGTTTCTTCTTGTCGCAGATGCTCCTCCTGGAATTACAATAGCTAGCGCTTCATTAGAATTTTCTCGCATAGCAATATCTTTTGCTGCGAGCCATTCTTTTGAACCTTTTTCTGCATTAGGGTTGTCAACTTTAATGTTTTCCCAAGATTTATCGGCTAAATATCGTGCTTCTGTGCCAGGAGAATAAACTTCAACATTCTTATACTTTTTGTTTTTTAAGTAATCTTGAACCTGTGAGTCAATTCCTGGAGCATCACCTACGACAATACGTTTATTCTTTTTAATATAACTATTAATCTTTCTTTTTACACTTGTCGGTAATTCTTTTCTGTACCATTCACTAGTTTGATCCGTGGTTTTAGATGATCCTGATATGAATACTCTGTTTGTCGGATCTCTTCTCCAATTTCCAGTGCCAACACCTGGAGCTCCATCCTTGATCGAACGACCATAATGATAAAGTTCATCATCACGAACGACAGGTCTTTTCATAATGAATTTGTAGTTCATTCTCCAACGTACTTAGTTTCGCCTTCCAGCTTCTTTTCTGTACTGATCTTAAGCTGCACGGACTTCTTTGTAGAGAGTCCTTCGAGCTGGTCCATAGAAAGCTGGTAACGGTCTGTTTCCGGATCGCTTGTATCAATATACATTGTTCCAGCAACATCGCTCTCAGGTGTACCTACAGCCAGAGACTTGCAAAGAGATGCAAGAGCTGCTACTGCAGAAACACTAAGACCTGTTGTCCACTGGATCTGATCAAGAGTCTTGCCCACGATCAAATATCCACAAAGTGTCTGGAAGAATGTATGCACTGCACGCTTAATAGCGGCAATGACTTTTTCCTTTTCAAAGAATTTAGACATAAATATCACCTATAATCACCCGTTATTAATCTGATTACCATCCGCATCAAAGTACTCTGGCACTGTACCGTCTAAGGCGGTTACTTCCATCTTCATAGTTCTTAAACCATAGGCTCGACGATCACTACTTAAATCTGGGTTAAAGATGTGAATTACCTTTGTTTTCGAGTTTTCGGCATTTCCATAACTATCAAAAGGCCATTCTTCTTTATTTATAAGATTATCAGTAAAGATTACAAATATCGAAGTATCATCATTTTTGTCATAGAACAGTCTTCCGTAATCTGTATATTCTTCCGTGATTGTAGACTCACCTCCGTCTACAGTCATGACCTGTCCAATAAGTTTTCCTAAAACTTGCTCATGATGGTTTGATGCTTCTTCACACATAGCAACCAATTCTGAGAATGTTTTATCACAAGCAAGTTTAAAAGTATCCTTCGGTGCGTCGTCTGTAAACTCTATAAAATGATTGTACATTATTGTAAAGCCAACTGGTGTTCCTGCTCCGTCACTTCCACCAGAACCAATCAGTGGACTCTTCATTGTAAGAGGCCCCGATGCCATGCTTAAACCATTCTGGCCTAAAATATCATGCCGAAAGTCATACGCTTTATCTTCTGCCATAATTATTCTCCTCTTCCACCTTCAAGGTGTTTACTCTTCATTTCTTCATATAAACGGTCGCCCGTATGATTCCCACCCAAGCTGTTGTATACCTTATGTGTTTCTTCTATCTCGCTCCACTCGGAAGCGGGAATTGAATCCTGGTATTCGTACTCGGAATAGTAATCATACAGTTGTTTGCGTAAGAGAACGGCAAGTCCAGCCTTAATAGCTTTCAGTTCGCTCTCTTCTGTTTCTTTTGCTGATCTACGTTTCACATTCAGCTGGCGAACCTTATTGGCCAAATATCCAATAATGATACCAACGACAGTCGTGTAGATCGGCATGATATAAGTTGAAATGTCCATTTGCTTCTCCTCATTTCAATCCATAGAACGCAATTCCTTCATATTTCCATCCAAGTGATTCGAGGGCCTTACGTTCTTCGATTGACGCTGTGAAATGATGAAGGTGTTTGTTTTCGTTGTAAAGCCTGTAAATAGGTGTTCCTGCTGTTGGAGCAGAATAAAAGGCAATACCTTCGTACTGCCATCCGAGATGCGTGAGTTCATTCTTCTCACGCTTATTCATTGTGTACATGTGTTCTCCAGAGTTTGGATTGTATACACGATATACTTCTCCACCGCTCTTAGGAGCACGCCATCCAAGACGTTCATACTGCCATCCAGCTCGAGCTAAGGAGTTTGCTTCGCCATTGTTTGCTGTAAATACATGCTCTCCAGAGTTTGGATTGTACATTCTATAAACAGCATTCTTGACGACAGTAATCTTATTAGGTTTCCAAGGGTAAATAAATCCCTGGAAGCGTTTATTGCCACTGAACGCATAAGTTCCATTCACTCTTCTCAGCCACTCGGTTCTAAAATATCGACCATTAGATTTCGTTCCAGACCAACCAGAGTCGCTCTTCAGAATATCACCCTTGCTATTAACGTCTTCAACAATGAACACATGCCCTGGCCCATCAGATGAGTCCCCAGCCTTACCGCCTCGAACACAGCCAATTGCGCCAACGATAGGGGTCTGGCCTCTTTCAAATCCATCCTGAGTGTAATCCCAGTAGTTCTCAGCATTGCCTAAACAAAGCATGGAGTCGTCACCGATCAGCTCAATCACTCGTCCATGAACATACCCCGTACAATTAGGAAGGACAGAGCCTTTTACGACCCTGCCCTTTGAATTACCTAAGATTGCATGATTCTTTCCGCCATACTCGACGTTGATATAAGCTTTGTTATTAGCTGCTGGAGTGGTTAATCTTGGTGTAAATTCTAAGTTCATACGGTAGCTCCCCCAATCTTGGTGTCTTCAAGCGCACACTTTTTCCAATTGGTCAAATGATGCTGGTTACTATAGTAATAGTCTCGCCTTAGGTACATATCGCCGTTATAGTCTTTGATTGTATGGAAGAATAGTGATCCGCTAATAAACTCAACTGTGAGCACAAACGAAACATCAGTCGGGCAATTCTTGATTGTTTTGGCAATAGCGTTACTATCTGCAACATAACGTTTAATTTTCGTGCATCGATTTAAATCATCACTTGCTTTTAACTGGGTTACTCTATATGTTTCGTATTCAAAACCTGTTGTTGCCAAAATATCAAATGCCTTCCAGTACAATTCTTCTCTAAGCTGCTGTTTCACTTCACTTGCCGCCGCATATGCATCACCAATGAAACTATTTACGTTATCTTTTCTAACATTGAATGTGAAACGAATCATTCTCTCTTTTGTTCCGTATTCGTCAATGTTATTGTTGAGTTTTATGCCACGATAACATAGTGAAGTAGATCCACCGCCATCCATCATTACGGCATTTCGTACAGATTCATGAAGCAGAACATCTTGCATCTCTTCTGGAGTAAGACCTCTTTCATGAAGGGTTCTACCGTTACAAGCGACAATAACAATTGTTCCATCTTCTCTAAGACCATAAGCAATATATGGAGCTCTTGACCCGGCTACTGAACCACCTTCATTATCAATGGTGTCTGAAAGATCAAGTTTTAAACCACCGATTACTAACGGGTAGTAGAATTCTGTAAGGTTATAAACACCACTAGATTCCAGTGTAGCTTTAGGGGTTGTGATATCAAATGTGCGCCATTCACGATCGCGTGAAATATCAAAATAGCCCGCCTTATTACAGTTCATTACGCCGTCTGATGCTGAAATGTCATACTCATAAATGCATGTTCCTCTAGAGAACACGTTTCCTACTCTCTGATTAGCGGACGATCCATTGAAGTAGAAGCTGACCGCACCATTAAATGAAACGTCAGTATGCTGCTTCTGGGCAACAACTACTGGCGTCATATTTGCGTCCCGTTCTTCAGTGGTTGTCTTATAAAAATACGGATCGATAATATTACCATCCGTATCATATTTAGGTATTTCGACAACATATACCGTTGTGTGACCTGGATCGTTAACATCTGTCTGGTCGTCCTTCCAACGATACGACTTGTGCGTAATGTTGGAATAATAAGTTGCCGCAATATCTTCATTTAATTTTGCATTAGTGATTGCACCATCCTGAACCGTAGTAGTAGCTTCTGGATGGTTAGTGAGCCAGTTGTCAATCGCCGTAGCAGTCTGTGCGTCAGTAGGAGTCCCGACGGTCGACCACTCCGTAATGCCATTTCCTCTCGATCTTAATGTCTGGCCATTTACTCCATACGTCGGCTTGCCATTTCTATCCAGAGGAAGATTTACTTTTTTCTTATCAATGTTCGTAAGACCAGCAACTTCATCGTTCATAGCTTTGATGGAATTGTAAATTGCATCACGAACATCTTCTCCATAGATCGCAGAAAGGATCTTCTGGAGATATATTGCAATATTTGCCATTTTATCCTCCGCTATTTCTTCTTAACGAGGTCTGTCAGTTTTTGTGCAGTTGACCCGAAAGTGTATACTGAGTTACCAGGATTCTGGAAATCGAGGGAGATCTTAACACACTGGAAGTATGAGTCTATACCGTGAGGTTCTGATATGACTCGAACATAGTCGCCGAGTCGGATTTTCTCTTGATCACCATCAACAAGATGTAAATCAATTGCCGTGACAGAGATTGATAACGAGACATTAAGACCTAGTTTTAACTGATCCAGAGCCATCTTCTGTAATGATGGTCTGTCAGTTATTTCGTCATACTCAAATACACGAATGATTCTTCCAAACAGTTCAATTGCTGCTGGATCTTCCGTGTAAATATCATTGCCATCTCCGGTCGTGATTCGGATTCCTGTTTCTTCATCAGCAGCACCCAATGCAACTACGGATGTATATACACCAGAAGCATCGATAGTCATCGACAAATCCATAAGGTTTCTGCCAAATTGGATTGTCTGCTTTGACATATGATCGTAACTATTTAATAAAGATATGCCCGTTGTACCATCGTCGTAGTATTCTAGTTTCAAATATCCACCTGCTTGTTCAACGATTGAAGTGATACAATCCGCAGTTGTCTGATAGTCTTCACTAGAGCCCTCGTATTCGGTACTCATGTTACATCGAACATATTTTAGTTTTCTATAAGGTGTCGCTACCGGAACCTGCTGTGTATGCTCGTCAATACATGCTTTGAAATAATCTTTTATAGTGAGATATTGAGTCTCACTGTATGGTTTTTTAAAGGTATCACCAAGAAATGCCAGTGCACCTTCACAGTGAACCTTCTTTCTCTTGTTGAAATCCAATTCATCATCAAGCACACGACCTCTAAACAGAATTTCACTACCCTGTCTTACTTCGATAGTTGTTCTAAGTTTATCAAGTGAAGAATATAACTCATTTGTTTCAGGTAGTGTGAACTCAAACGAATCAGTCTTGTTCAACTCGAGAGTTAATCTGGGGTTTAAGATCGCGTGTTTTTCAACGTCGACAGAATATAATAGTTTTTTGTCTGCATAAACGAAGAATCTAGGATCTTTGTCGTTAACTGTCGGAACACTCGGATCATCAGGTGTTACAGGAGTTGTTGATGACGTGATCTTAGGCAGTTCAATGCTAATGGTTTCACTAAAAGCTTCCCAAAACTTATATCCACTTACACTTAGTGACCCAGTAAAGTTTCCGTTCGAATCATGCGCTACTTCAATTGTTTTAGCGGTTGATAAATCGCTCCAACCGTTAGAGGTTTTAGGCAACGCAAATGAATCGTTGATTGTTTTACCATCCAAAGTGACCGAATAGTTATGTCGATCCTTCCAATAGCAATAATAGTTATCAGCTCCACTCTGCCATTTAAAGTAAATAGTAGATTTCAGTGTAGACTTATCCTGAAATATCCATGCAACTAATCTAACCGCAGACCAATTGTTACCTTTATATGTTTTCCAAGAACCAACCTCATCGGCAACACGTTCACTCGTCGCAGTGATTTTCATAGGCTAGCACCTCTGAAATCAATTGCAACAATGCCAAGACCAACGACCGTCACTTCATTTTCACCCTCTTGAAGCTCGAGTCTTGTGTCTTCAACATCTAGAATTCCTTGAACCGTATATTCAGCTTCAACGCCATTCACAATTATTTTCCAATCAGATACTTCACTAAATTTGATGTGGAATATCGGAATTACTGCTCTCTGCCCGTTGTAAACTTTAACAGTTGTTGTATCTGGTTTGGCAGTTCCTGTCTTTCCTACAGCGATGTAGCTATAATTATAGATAACTCCATCTTCAAAACTGAACGGATCCCACAGCCAAGGCTCCATAGTAGAATTAAGGGAGTACTTGTACGGGTCTAAGTTATAACTAATCACTACGTTAGACCATGTACCATCGTTATTTGATCTCCATTCGTCTATGGCAAAACGTCCTTCATAGTAATATCCACGATCATCGTCCAATACTGCTCTGAGCTTTTTTCCATGAAGCCAGTTGGCGAACTGAGAATGACCAGCAGCCCAGCTCTTTCGATAATCGTTCATTACTATAAATTCGATAGTTCCCTCGCGTCTTCCATAGAGTATTCGATTTGCCAAGCACTCACTTAAGTCGAGAACTCCGTCAGACCCCGGAATCTCTATTAAGTCGTATTTTGGTTTTGGCTGATTAAACACAGGACGAGAGGAAGGAACCAAATGCCAATCATCCCAAGTATTGATCGTCCCGTGCTTTTTATTTGGTTCATCCCATTCGTTAGCATATGTGAATGTTATTGAATGGTAGCTTCTCGCAAGTTCAGATGACATACTTTATAAGCCCCTTCCTCTGTAAACACTTCTTTTACCCAAGCTAGTGTCAATTGGATCGATGATCTCGCCAACAAGAGCACCGGAATCCATGACAATCTGCATCTTAGACATAGCAGAGCCGAGCTTGGAAATATCACTCTTTAGTTCTGTGATAGCACCAACAACATCTGAATTGTCACTCATAATATCAAGTGGCGATTTACCCAAGGACAACGTTGAATTAGTGCTTAAAGCAAGTTCTCCGCTGTAGCCGCCAAACATCGAATCGATCACGCCGACACTAGAACGGAGATTTGAAATATCCATAACAGGTGAGATGGTCGGTTCCATTGTCATATCTCGGTTGAGGAAATCGTTGACATAGTTCATCGAATCTTCAACGAACGAAACGACCTTAGTGGCCATTTTACCCGCTGGTTTGGTAGCAAGGCTTGAGAAAATATCAAAGGCCTTACCTAAACCAAGGACAAAGAATTTACCAATACCCATTGCAACCCTTGAAGGTGAATGCTCATCCCAGGTTATATTTACGGCATTGCTAACTCGTTTAGCCATGGCTTTCGCTTTAGCTTCTGGAATATAAGAGTATTTTTCAATACCATTACCCAGTCCTGTATCATAGTTCTTGCCCGATCTATCAGCCTCTTGTGAAATAACCGGCTGAGCAGCAGTCGTAGCATCAACTGTCGATGTTTCGATACCTTCTTGTACCGGTTTGGAGTTCTCAGCGACATCTTTTCCTGCAAGATCACCCCAGGTAGGTCCGAAGATTCCCTTAAGGCTCTCAAGCATACTGCCATAGTCCAAACTACCGAACATATTAAAGAGATTAGAGAAGATGGACTCTTTTCCTGTTTCAGCCATAGAATCTCCCATAGCTTGTCCACTTTCGGCACCAATCTCTCCAGCTTGCTCTACGATAGGTTGCTTAGCATCGCTCATAGCTCCAGTAGCAGCCTGTGTCATAGAGCCTGAGTCGAAGTTTTCAGCCATCTTTTTTCCAAAGTCGATGCCCTCAGCCTGCTCATTTACCCATTCAGTAATGTCACCAACAGCGTCTCTGATTCCGTCATGTACACCTGGAATCCATCCTAAGAACGTATCGATCGCATCCAGAATGATTTCCAGTGCAAACGCACAAACGGACTTAACAAGCAAACCGACAGCAGCCATTAACGGTTCTGCGTGATTAACTAAACCTAAACTAAATGCAACGATGACGCCACCGATCCAGTCTAATAAGCCGTCGATAAATGTCGGTGCAAATGCTCGTAAGAACGCCAGGATAGCCAGAAGAGTATATCCAACCGTCTCAAGGAACTTTGGTACATAACCAACAAAATGCTGTACGATCGACGAAAGAACACCGATAACAGATTTGCCGATGACGTGCCTGGAGATGAATATTGCAGCAGCGATAGCAGCTATTACCGCAGCAACACCAATTGTTAACTCCATACCATGAGTCATAATTGCCTGACCCAAATATATCAATCCGTCGATGATCAGCGGGAAAGAAGCAGCAAGAACATGTATCGCCTGTGCGAACGCCAATAATCCTACACCAAGAAGACTTACTGAGATACCCAATGTAAGCATCGATCCAGCGAGCAATATCAATCCTGTTGCAAACTTCTCGGCGAACTTAGCAGCGAATACCAGACCAGCAACAGCAGCTGCGAGAATAATCAGACCTACAACCGCTTCTTTTGCACTCTTTCCTACTTTCAGCAACGGAATTGTGATTAATATCAATGCTGCTGCCAATCCAAGAAGTGGTTTAGAAGACAGTTCCTTCTTCTTCATGACATAAGCTGCAGCTGTTATGACAGCAATCAGAGCACCCATTGCTAAAATTCCGACAGCTAATTTCTGCCAGGGCATCATAGCCATCATAGTTAATGGAATGACCAACGCAGTCATACCGATCGCAAGGAACACCATTCCAAGACCGATGCCTGCTATTTGGCCACCATCGCCACCAAATTTGTTCATAGCTACGACAAAGCCGCCGATTGCAACCATGATTGCCGTCATTGCAAGCAGGCCTTTGAACATATCGTCAGGTTTAATTTTTGCTAATATCAATAGCGATTTAGACATGATCTTAACGGCTAATGCAATGCCAAGTACTAAAGCCGCTGCTGCACCACCGTTAAACTTCTGATCACCAGTTGTCTTAGCAAAGTCGGTTATGAACTTGAATGCTACTGTAAATACAGTAAGAACAACAACTAATTTCAGAATCTGACTGATAAACGAGGTCCATTTTATCTTGGTTAAAGAGAATAAAACACCTACAAGAACCGCGATAGCAACAGCGAACGAACCAATAAGCATTGCTAGACCAGCTTTCTTAAGGAATCCAGTAAGAACATTTGTCATATTCGAAAGGAATTCCTTAACGACATCGACCATTGCTTCTCCAGTTTTCTGGGATTCGTTGAGTCTTGCTTTTTGCTTGATAATATAACCAAGCAAATACATGACAACAGCGATTGCAGCAACAGAACGACGTAAGGATGACTCGTCGACAAAGCTCAACAGGAATATAGCACCAGCAATCATCAGAATTGCTTTAGAGATCTTTGAAAGTGTATCTGCCTTCAGATTCTTCTGATAAGCTTCGAGAGACCCGCATATTCCATCGAGCATATCGACAATCTTATCAGGGATTTTCTTAATCGTCTCGACTCCGTCTCCAAGTCCCTTGAAGAGCTTGCCGATCATAACAAGCAAATATCCAATGGCACCGTTCTTGAAAATATCAACTGCATTGCCAAGATCGAAGTTGCCGATCATAGTGATCAGCCTTTCCCAGAACAGCTTAGCCATTGCCTTAACTTTATTAAGGATACTATCCGGATTTTCAAGGATACCTGTAATATAATTAGACAGTGCATCCTTAAGACTGCTAGCGCCCTGACCAATACTAGCTGCTCCACCAAATAAGATTTTGCCTAATCCACCAATAGCCTTTGCGACATTGGTGATAGTAGCCGCAGTCTTATCTTTGAACTGTTTGAAGAATTCAATAATATCTTCTTTATGGTTGACAATGTAGTCGATTCCGTCCGCCAGTTTGTCAGCAAGAAACTCCACTGCATCTGCTAAATGGTCAAAGATCTTAACAGTCGCTTCTGAAATATTAATCTCACCAAGTGAGGACGATAGTTTCTTAAACGCTCTGTCCGCAAGTTCTGTGATAACCTTACCTAGTTTAGATAAGGAATCACCAAAACGTTTTATCACCTCACTATTGGCCATACGTTCATTAAATACTGAGATTCCAGCACCAATAGCATCTACGAAAACATTGATCCCATCAGCAACTTTGTCCAGGGTTTCACCAATAAAGTCAAACTGCAACAGGTTTTCTCGTAAATCAGTAATTCGATCACCGAAGTCGCCAGTAACTCTGAGGAATGAGTCAAAGATTGGCAATATCAACACTTCAAATGTATGTCCAAAAACTTTTGCAGCTGCTTTACCAAAGTCTGTGATGACAATCTTACCAATATCAAGAAGAGCGAAGATGCCTCTAGCAGTTCTCTGCATGTTGTATAGTCGCTCCTGAACAGGATCATATTTTTGTGCAGAAGAGAATGTTTTAATACCATTAGAAGCAGTGTCAGTCAGCTGTTCAATCGCACCCTTCTGCACTTTGACAGTCTCGGTTATTTCGTCAGCAGTGACCTCATAACGTTTCGAACAGTGTTCGAGTTCGTTAATCCTGTTCTGAACAACTTCATAACTATATCCAAGTGCTTCGAGAGCTTTCCTTCTCTTATCTCCCGTTCCGTATTTATTGGCGTAGACATTTTTGACAAGTTCATCGAGGACCTCGTTCGTCCTAGCAACCGGGCCCTTAACAACTTGCTCAATTGTTTCAGCTGTCTCTTTGAATGGTTTAACAACTTCTTTTGCCTTCTCTTCTATTGGAGCAAAAGCGTTCATGAATCCTTCAGTAAAATTCTTAAACGATCTAGTTGCATTAATCAGTTTCTCAGCAGCTTCTTCGTCTCCGATACCGAATATCTCATCGAAAGCATTTGTCAGTGGAGCTACGATGTTCTTAACACCCTGCCAAAGATTGCCAAAAGCATCCATAAGGTCTTGATAGCCGCCGGCAACTTTAAGAACACTCTTCTGTGTCTCTTCGTCGAATTCATAGATACCCTTATGCCAAAGTTTCAGGATTGAATTTCTCTGTTCGCCACTTGCTGCGAAAAGGTCATAAAGTTCATTAGCAACATTCGTCCAAAGAACCTTTGCTTCCAAATAGTCACCGAAAATATATTCAAATGTCTGCATCCAGCCAGTTGACACAGCATCCTTAACAGAGTCGAGTGCATCGGTAAATGTCTTAGCTTCCTGGGCAGCTCTGAATGACTTTTCACCAAGAGCCATCGAAGAGTCTGTAAGACGATCCATGTGCTTTTTAACCTGTTCGGCTGTTAGTCCACTGTCGCCGAGAGCAGCTGTGACATCTTCAATACTCTTTTCTCCAGAACGATATTCATCGATAAGATCAAGAATACCACTAGCTGTTTCACCAGTTGCTTCAGAGAAGTCATAAAGTCTGTCAGTAAATTCACCGTATTTTTTCAGGGTCGTAGTTAATACGTCGGAAGTGAACCAGCCTTTAGCCAAACCCTCATTGAAATTTGTTGCTGATACCGCGACCTTCTTATCTAGTGTTGTGAAAGTACCGTCACTCTTTTTCTTAAGCATGCCAAGTTCATAAGCAGTCTGAATAACATTTTCTTTGAATTCGGATGTTGCCATGTTAGCATTTTCGATAGACTTCCAGTCAATGAGTTTTACTGTTCCAGTACCCATAGCCTGAGAAAGGTTATACATAGCTCTACTGGCTTCCTGGGCATTAGCGCCAGAAACAGCAGCCCAAGTAGAAATACCCTGCATTGCAGTAACAGATTCTTCAAGACCAACACCGGCAGAAGTAAACTTACCGATGTTGTTGGTCATATCGACGAAGTTGTATGAAGTTTCGTCAGTGAACCAGTTTAGCTTTGAAAGTTGGTCGTTTACCCAGGCCATATGCTCACCAGCGTCTTCAAATTTGCCGGCCGTAGCAGCCATAATTGTCTGAACAGAACTAGTTTTTTCTTCAAACTTATTCCAACCAGAAAAGAAAGTATCAACAGTTATCTGTTTGCCCATCCCAGTAAGCATGTTCACTGCTTTATTGGTAAGATTACGAATAGCCTCTTCACCAGCAATCTCCCATGCAGAAAACTGCTTTGAAACATATTGGATAGAAGTGCTTAATCCGTCAAAGTTGATTTTATTACCCAGATTTTGAAGATTTTTCAAACTTTGTGCGGACTTTTCGAAGTTTAACGCAGCTTTGAGTTTATCAAGCGTAGACATGCTAGTTTTGACGTTCTTTTCGAAATTAGAATTGTCAAATCGCATCTCGACAACTTTTTCATCAATAGTCGGCATTACTTCGTCACCTCCTCCCATGCTTCTTGTGCGAGTTTGTCAAAAATTGGCTTCATCGTCGGATTGATGTAGTCGATTCCTTGAACATACCCGC